TCTTGTGCAAGCTCAAGGCTGTATTCTGCCTTCAGTGCTCTGGACTTAGCAGTAACAGTGACCTTCTCGATGGAGAATGCCATCTGGTTGAATGCGTCTGCACCCGTACCATCAAGATTCTCAGCATCGCCAGTAGGCATACCCTGACCGACGTTGTATGCGGTGGAGGTAGCGGAACCAACAGGGTTCAGAACTGAAGGGTTAGAACCAGACTGTGAGGTAGTACCAATACCAGATACAGGGTTAGAGAAGTCCTGATCGATATCTGCACCAGATCCAGCATTCTGACCAGAGAATACGGTATCTGCTTCGTCGAAGAATGCCTCGGTGCCACTCTGTGAAGAGTAACGGGAGCGCATTGCGAAGATGAGTCCAGTAGGACCAGACATTGGTTGGACGCCAGCCAGGTCATATGCGACCAGGTTAGGCATGGAGCGACGGATCAGGGAGATCAGTACGGGGTCGAAACCTGCTACAGGACCTGCAGCGGTTGCATCGCCACCGAAAGCGCCCTGAGCACCAGCAGCGTTACCACTGTTGGTAGGTGCCTCCATCAGGGAGTGAACAGCGCCGCCTTCAAATGCAGCTTGCTCACGGAGGAATTTTTCTTGGTTTTCCAGCAGGACAGCGGTTACAGCTCTACGATGAGAATCTTTGATCTCCTCGCAACCATCATGGTTAAGCAGAGGTGCCCACTTTTCCTGCAATTGCTCTGATTGGAACATTTGCTTTACTTAGTAAGTGTACTTTTGCGGTTTGAATTATATAAAATTCAATTATTTGCCAGTTGAACCCAGCGATCTGATGTATGCAGCCATGGAAGGCGAGTATGACTCATGACCATTGCTTACACCCTCAGACAGGGTTTCAGTCTTAGCAGTCGAAGATGCTTTCTTAGCAAAATATGCTTCTTTCAGCGTCTCCAGCTTTTCACGATATTGATCTTCACTTTCAAACTCTACACTTTCTGCAAGTGAAGCGAGCTTATCTTTCTGAGTGGCAGCAAGTCCCTCAGAGACTGATTCAAAGATTCCGTCAGCAACCGACTCAGAGAGACGCTTGTTAAGGGAAACATTCTTCTCAATCTGCTCATTGAGTTTGGTCTCCATATCATCAAGTTTTTCTACCATGCTTTCAAGCACATCATATTTATCTTCAGGGATGGTTACATAATGTTCTTCAAAAAGACTCTTCATTCCAGTAAGGAATGACTCAGTCATTTCGGTCTTAAGACCTTCTTCGACAGCGAGTTGATTTTCAGTCATCCACTCTTGAGATACATACTCAAGATAGGAGTCAACACGCTCGGTTAAGGCAGACTTGATTTCAGCAACTTCTTCAAGAAGTGCCGTCTCGTATCTTGCCTCAAGTGCTTCTTTCAGCTCACCAACCTTAGAGGTCAGTGCTGCTTCAAAAATAGTTTTTGCTTTTTCCTTAAACTCTTCGGAGAGTTCTTCTTCACCGAGGAGTGCTTCAACATCTTCATCGATGTTGATTTCGGTGAACTCAGGTGCTTCAGCAACTACTTCTTCTTCAGTGGTTTCTTCTTCAGAAACAACTTCCTCTTCAGTAGTCTCTTCTTCTGCAACTACGTCCTGCTCTTCAATGACTTCCTCTTCGGTCTCTACTTCTTCAGCAGACATCTTAGACTTTTCCATTGGCATTGCAGGCTTAGCACCCTTATTGACGATATCCTTTACAGTTTTCAGACCATCGGTCTTCAACTTAGCAGAATCATCATCGGGTTTGTAGTTGTCAGGGGTAGGACCGCCGAGATCTTCGACAGAACCTTGACCAGGAGTTGCTGCTCCTTCGGGACCGTTAGGCATTGGGTCTGCTGCTTTCGCACCAGCGTTGACTGCAGTCTTGGATTGAGCAGTGCCTACTTCCATCTCTTGTAAATCGGTGTCACGCGACATTTGAACTCTCCGTTGTTTCCGTTATTTAAAACTATATTTATTTATAAATTAGAATATTTAATAAACTCAAAGACTATTTAAGAAGTCATTGAATAAGTTTAACTTATTCTCTTCAAGTCTTTTTTGACCGGCAAGGGTGTCGATAGCAGTTCTAATTTCTTCTGCTTTCTTTTCGCGAAGGATGCTACCTTCCCAAACCCACTCCTTTCCTTCCATGATACCTTCAACGAAAGCATCAGGTGCAGAAGGATCTGCAACAATGTCAGCAGCAGTTGCTAACATGAAGTCTTCACCAACTACATTAAAACCTTCTTTGGTTGGTTTCAATGAACCAATACCGCGAGAAGAAACTCCAAGTTTTACACCTTCACCCAAAAGTGAGGATGCAATCTTACCCATTGGAGTAGACTCAAGGATCTTTGCCTTTCCAATAAAGTTAGAACCTGACTCTTTCAAAGAAACAATCTTGTGAGAAACACGGTCCAGGTTTACAGTAGGACCATCGGGGTGACCGAGTTCTCCAAGTGCTCTACCTGTAGCAACATGGTTTTCATTGTATCTACCAACTTCACGACGAAGCGTTTCCATTGGATACATACGACCATTGCGGTTGCAAATGTTTCCTTGCAAGAAAACGCCTTCAATAAAAAGGTTTTTGCCACCAGACTTGGTTGCTTCAGTAATAACTTTTACTGATTCTATTTCTTCTCTGATTAGTTTCATTGGTTTAACCTGTGTAACCTACTTTTGCTGCCTTGATAGCAGAGTTTGTATGAATCACCTCAGCTGGATATTTCTCTAAAAACTCTACGGAGTTCGCTGGCATAGTAAAATAAGTTGTTGATGCAGCCGACACTTGGGTCGAAACTGCAACTTGAACGATACTACCAGTATCATTATGCAATCTCACAACAGTAGCAGAACTAATGCTACTCGCAGTTCCAGCAGTTGTTGGAGTTGCCACCTCTGTTGCAACTATACGGGTCCTTGACATCTTAAAAAGTGATACTTTATTACTTATTTAGACTTCTTCTTCTTGCTCAACCTCAACTTCAGTATCAAACATTGAGTTTGCTACTGTTGGTTTGAACTCGCCAATCTTTTCTGCAGACTTTGCATACAGAAGGTCTTTGATTTTATCGCTAATTTGTGATGGAGATTCGTCAGCAATAATCATGTCCAAGACATCATCCATTTTTATTTTTTATAAACAACTGTTGATATTTATACTAGATCTCACCACCCTTAGGCATTTCGACTGCTTTTCCACTTGCTTCAGTAGAAGAACCATCAGTTTCAGGTTCCATAACTGGTTTTCCTAAGTCCATTGATGGATCTTGGAAAGGCATACCAGTTTCTGGGTCAATAGTGGCTGGGTCAGGAATAGTTCCGTCTTTGATTTCTTTATCAATCAACTTGTCCTGCTCAAGAATTTCTTGGTCAGTTTGGCGGAGAATGTTTCTTCTCAGATAGTCTTGTGAGAAATACTTTCCAACATATGGTTCTGCGGTTTGAACAAGAGTCAGTCTTTCGGTTAAAAGTTCTGCTTCTTTCAGTTCTGCAAAGTGGTTATCATACAGGAAGTCATATTGAATATGCTCTTCCATTACATTCCAATCTTCTGGAGTGATGATGTTCTTTAGAATGAGTTGAGTTTTCAACATATCATTGAACATGTAAGAGAAACGCTTTCTCAAACGTGCAACAAACTTACTGAACTTAACTTCATCTCTCAGGATCTCAGAAGATCTCCCCAGGTTAAACCCACCTTCTCCATCCATTCTTGAGGGTGGAACATTAAGGGATCTGTACAGTTTTTTCTTAAAGTATTCAATATCAGTGATCTCTCCAAGGTTTTGGCCTCCTGGCAGAGTTGAGATTTCTGTTCCCCTTCCGCCTTCTCTACGAGGCAACCAAAAATCTTCAAGCATGGACATGTATTTTTTGTCATCACGGATCTCTCCAGTATTTGCATCGTATACAAGTTTATTGCGATAACGCATCATAACGTCACGCAGATATTGTTCTGCCTTTACTTTAGGTAAGTTGCCAACATCAATGTAGAAAATTCTACGCTCAGGTGCTCTACTCAAACGATAGATAACCAGAGAGTCTTCAATCATTCTAAGTTGATTGAGTGACTTGATTGCTTTGTGTAGATATGAAAGAGTTGATCCTTTATTTCTATCTACAAGACCTGATGTGCAATATGTAATTGCATCTTTAGTCATCTTGATTCCACCATGTCCACCCATTGATGATGGGTTTGTGGTTGGGTAAGATGTCTTAGGATTGTAAATGAAGTATTCTTCCAGTTCTGGAAACTCATACTCCATTGGATTGTCTTTTCTTACATTCCCAAGACGGAAGTCATCACCAGGTTTCTTTTTCTGCTTACGAACATAACGCATCTTCATTGCGTCAATATAACGAAGTTCCTGAATACCCTCTTCAGGACGCTTCATATCGATTACTTTATGATAATAAAGTCTTCCATCAATGTACCAATTCCTATAAATCTCATGAGACTTTCTATCAAAGTCTAGAAGTTCGAGAATATATTTAAACTCTTTGCGAATTTTGGTTTTAATGCCATCACTAGCATTTAAGTTTGACAGTTCAATCTCTACAGGACTGTCGTTTGTATCTGAAACAACTGCTTCATTTACAATATCTTCAATAGCACTATCCGCTTCGGGATGCAGTGCCATCTCACGATATCTTTTAATAAGGTCAAATTCTGTACGATATACACCTTCAATATCAACATAAGAACCAAAAAACCCACTACTCAAATAGTGATCAACCCCGTCCTCGTTTGATGGAGGAACGGGGGACACTGTAGTGGGCGATACTGGTTCGTTGTCCTCAATAGAGAACCCAAACAAATTTGCCATGATTTATTATACTAGAAAATTCCTTTCTAGTATTTATCAAATAAAATTAGGCGGGGTCTCTAGTATATGCGCCTGCTTCCCAGTATTGAACTTGGAAAGTAACTGAGAACTCTTCAATAACATCGCTGTTATCGTAAGAAAGTTCGATAGCACTTACTTCAGTTGGGAAGATATCGTAGAAAGTATACGTCTTCAATGGTTTGATGCTCTGACCGTTGACTGCATCAGAGTTGGTTTGTGAGAATGCACCTTTGTCTGCACCTCTACCAAGTTGATGAACCAATGCATAAGTCATGTAAGAACCAGGGTTGGTAGCACCAGTGTTGTTGCTATTCTTGCTGATTCCTTGCATCCATGCTTCAAATGCATTTCTAAGCAGGAAGTTTTCGTCGTTGATAACGGAAACGGTCCAGGTATCAAAGGTTCTGTCACCAGCAACCTTCAGAGTGCGACCTCTAAAAGGAATACCGATTTCAGTGATGTTTGAAGCGGGAAGTTGAGCAGTTTTGCACAAGAACTTGAAAGTATCAGATTCTTGGTTGTCACCAGTTCTCCAGACATTCTGACCAGCAGCAACTGGGAATGAAGGAATTTCTACTTCAAACAGGTTGGGGCGAGCGCCCCCTCCTGCTAGTTTTGATTTGAATGCGGTGATCGTTCTGAGCGTTGACATTTTTGTTTCCTCCTATGTAATTAATTTATTGACTTATCAAGCTCTGCCAGCCACTTCTTCAAAACTTACGCCCGTGCGGGTAGCAACGAATGTAAGGGTAATGTAGTTGATAGACTTGGTTGGTTTCAGGAAAATGTCAGCCCTGAATTCATTGTTATCAATAACCTCAGGAGTGTTATTTGTTTCGTCACAAATAACTAAGAAGTCGTAAACACCTCTCTTTGCCTGAACATCGCGGAGATATGGTTCAACGATGTTAACAAAGTTGGATCTTGTGGTTTGGTCGTTCAACTCAAAGAGTTGGGACTGTGCCGATCTTTCAAGTGCTTGCTCAACTGTGAGGAACAGGCGACGGACGTTGATTCTATCGAATGCAGAAGGATAAGAAAGTGCAGTCTTATCACCAAAGAGGATAACGCCAACCCCTGGTTGGTTAACAATAGAGTTAACTCTTGCAGGATAAAGGAGATCTCTTTGTGCCTTACTTGGGTTGTAAGCAAGTTTGACAGCATTGTTCAGAGTTCCTCTTTGCTGTCCTGCAGGTGAGAACCATGGGAATGCGTTAATATTCGTTCTGGTCATCAGACCTGCAATATCAGCATTGCAAGGAACGTATCTAAAGGTGTTATTGAACCTATCGTAGGTATACTTGTATCCGCTATCGAATACTGCATACGAAGATGAGGTCAATGCACTGAAGAAACCAATGATGTTGGTAGTCTGAGTTGTGGTGCTAGGAACATCAACAACGTTATTTCTATCAGGAGAAATAACAGCAACACAGTCCTTTCTGCTTTCAGCAACTGCAATAAGTTTATTTGCTTTTGCTTGAGACTCTGCTTCTACAAGAAGACCAGGACCATTGATAAGGTAATCAACCTGGATCTCATCTCTATTAGAGAACAAGTCATAAGCAGTGACCAGGTCTCCCAGTTCTGCCTTCATTCCACCAGCGCCAGAATAGTCAACGCCACCACCTAAGGTATAGGTTACGTTTCCAAGAGCACTGAAGACAACGCCCTGAGCATCTTGGCCCCAAACACCTTCTCCAGTTGTATATGGAGTGTAGGATGTGGAGAAACCAGTTGCAACTGGGTTTGCAGCACGATAACCATCTTCTTCTTGAGATGGGTTGTAACCAGCGTAGATATTCTCTGAGAAGTCTCTGAGATAATCTTTATAGTAGATCTTCTGTGGAGAGTTGACTTGAGAAATAGCATCTCCTGCTTTGGAAATGCCAAGGTGCTTCTCAAGAACGTTTCCTTGAATACCAGTTACTGTTCCGAGGTCATCAACGATAACGACGTGCATTGCATCGTTTCTACCGTTTCTGATTTCAGAATAAGTGTTGGTTCTTGGTTTTGGAGCAAGAGTCTTCCAATAAACAGTAGAGTTAGTCAACCCTAAGGTTTGTTGGTCATACCAGTCAAGAACTTCTCCTGCAGCGAAACCAGCAGCAGAGGTTTGAGTTCCAGTATTGATACCAGAGTTATTGACGAAGTAAATAGTGTCGCCAGTTTCAAATGACTGAGTTGAACTTCCTTGACCGTAGTCAACAGAAGTTTCAGTTCCAGCAGCAGAAACTCTAGAAACAACTTTAACATCAACTGTGCTGTTTCCGTTTGTGGTATCCGTAGAAACACCGGTAATGATACCTTTCAGGTAACCATTGAAAGTTGAAGTAGTACCGACTCCAGCAAGAGTTGTGGAGATTTGAGTGGTAATACCGAAACCAACAGTAGCACCAAAGGATGAAAGGTTGGTGGTGTTAATACCAATTCTTTGGTCTGCTTGGTCGTCAATGGTGCAAACTTTAAGGTTGTTTGCATAAGAACCAGGAGTCTTTGCACCGTAGGTATACTCTACGCCTTCGCCTGCATAATTGTTATTATAATCGTCGTAGTTCTTAATCTTTAAGTTGGTCGTGTGTGCGTATCCTGGTGCAGCGTTTGCGGTGTTGAGTGACGCTCCGTCAACTCTCGCAACCTTGAGGACACCACCGTAAGAGAGGAAGGATGATGCAGACATCCAATACTCGTACTGTGCATCGGTAGATAGTGGCTTACCGAAAGTATTGATGAGTTGCTGTTCTGTCTGGATGTCAACTGCTTCGTCAACAGGTCCAATCTCAAATGGTCCTGCAATAGCACCAATATTATCTAAGACATTATCAGCTCTTCCTACAGTTAAGTCAACCTCTCTAGTTAATACACCAGGAGATAATTGAGGAGTCGCCATGTTTTGTTTCTCCGTGTCAATCGTGATTTATCTGAAAATATTTATTAAAAAGTCACTTTTCAGAGGGGAAAGACGGCGTGAACATCTACCAATCAGGATATTCCCAAAGATCTGGTTTTCTTGGTTCCTTCCTTGTTGCAATAATTCTGTTTATGGTACACTCTTTACATTCATATGAATATGAAGAAGCAACAGGACCTCTATCTTTTCTAGTCCTGTAAAAACCGTCTATTAAGTTTTTTATTTCTCCACACGTTCTGCATTTTCTGTCAGTAAGTAAAAGATGACCTAGTTTTATTTGACCATCTAATTCCATCAGGACAGATACTCCCACATAAAAGAACGGTCTCCATACTCATCAGCACTAAACCACCTATCACCATCACCATCAACAAAACTATCAGAACCTAAACCATCGTCCATGAAACCAAAGGGTGCCATGTCCTGTTCAATTTGATTCTTTTGTTCTTCATATAATCTCTTTCTTACATCCTGGTCAGTCAATTCTTTGAAGTAGTCCATCTGGACTAACCAAGCATAGATGACGAGACACATTGCCAAGTCATCATTACAACCTTCTTCTGCCTCAAACGAGTTGTGCTTTGAGATGAAGGTGGTCAGTTCAGAAATAATCTCATAGTCATTGAAGATAAGTTTATCTTCTTCAATGAGAGTCTTTAAGTTGAGTGAACCAACCTTCTTTACAGTTTTGGACATCTTGACACCAAGTTGTGTCTTCTTACCAGAGAAACCCTGTCCTACAATCTGTCCTGCTCTACCACGCATTGAACACATCAAGAGGTTCTGATATTCGAGGTCATATTGTAAGATGCTTGCAACCTGGTCCCCAATGTCATTCACCTCACACAAGATGAATGCACTATTATAATTCTTTGCTACCTCATAAATGATGTTGGGGAACAACATCGGTTTGATATCATTGTTTCTATATTTTGCAACGACTCTGTGAGGAAACTCTGTAATATCAACCACAACAAATGCTGAGTAGTCTTCTCCAACTCCTCTTGCAACGTCAACAGTCATTACATAGTCATGGTTTTCTTTTGAGGGTTCATAGACATCTAAACCAGCATTCCTTTGAATGGGATTATCATAGATAAGAGTTCTTAATTTACTTGGTGCAATCAGTGTA